CCTAGAGAAAAAGGAAATTAGAGAAGCTAACGAGCGAGCGCAGTTAAAACTAGCGTTTGCATAAACATAAATAAAAATAGAAAGTAATAAAATGAAAAAGACAAAGCGCATCGCAAACGAGCACAGGCTCGTAAATAGTGAGAAGGAATTTGAGGCGGCAGTAATATTATTTGCTTGCATGGTAGGTGCTGGCCTAATAATCTTGCTAGCCCTTGCAATGGGATAGCACCCTCAGTCCTTGCACAAGGAATTAACACTCAGAAGCCCTACAAAGGCTTGCAATATAAATCTAAGGGTAACACCCTTGTAACCAATCAAAACGCCTTCTAGGGGCATTAGAAGCCCTTAGAAGGTGCATTACGTCAAACATGGTAGAATTTACAGATACATTAGAAGCTAGAGCAAGCGCGGTTAGGTGCATGGAAAGCTTCAAGGATAAAATAGAGATGCTAATGAAGGCCGGGGATATACTCGACCATTGCACAAGCGGCAGATCGACCAGCGAGGAGACCGCCAAAGCAAGGGCGCGGTCGCTAAAGATATGGAAGGAAACCGGGTGCAACATATCGCAAGCCGCAGAGCAAGGCGGTGCAGATAGGGGAAGCTTTCGCAGGTGGTTAATCAAAGAGGGACTCCATACCGCAAAGACTAGGTGACTTGCTACAGAATTGTTTACACTAGGCGCGACATGCCTAAAGAGTGCGGAGCCATAAAACACGCCCATACGGGGGAGGAAGCACTAAAGCATTTGGCTACGGGTAGCAGTAAGAAGGGCTACAAGCTCAAACGTAGCGGAGTGGCCATTGAATTATTAAATATAAAAAAGGTTGACCTATAGTGTATAATACTTATCAGTTTTTTAAATCGCCTTGTGCGATACCGCGTTGAGGCGGTTTGTTCAGTTCTCTAAAACCGCTTGTATACAGGCAATTTTGGGCTTCTCCTTACTCAACTAGGGAGGAGTCTTTTTTTTACAGTATATCGGAGCAAGCGGCCTTACCGGTTAGCCCAAGTCTGAGTAAGTGGTTGCATAGCTTGACCGAAACCCGGCTATGTATAAAAGGTTTGCAGTAATGCAGGAACGGCCACGGCTAGCGTAATACAGGACTTACCATGCGCGACGATCCGGGGCACTATCAAAGGCGGGAACACTCATAATTTGAGGCTCTAGCAAGGCATAGGTTTGACCAGTAAATGGGGAACCTATGTCTAACGAGAAGCAACTCTAATTTGAACGAGGCTAAAAAAAGCATTGACCTTACAATTAATTCACATGATAAAACTATTACATGAATAAAAAAACTGATAAGAAAACTGCTCTACTGGATGTAGAAATAATCCTATATAGACATGCCGCCAAAGCAGAAGCTGAAGGAACAAACCTTCTCACATTAAAGTCAATGTGTAGGCAAGCCATTGATCAATGTGTCATGGGATGCAAGGCATCGGAGTTTTACCTCGTAGTATCAGGTCGCAATAACTTTCGCAAGACACTCTATCCCAACTATAAAGGTAACAGGGGAGCAAAGCCGCCGTTGTATGATCCATTGAGCAAGGCCATGAAAGAGATGTATGCGGACAGGTGGTATCAGCATGACCAGCTAGAAGCCGATGATTTACTAGGCATAATATCTACCAACGGAAAGGTAGAGAAGCCCATTATATGTAGCATAGATAAAGATATGCTATCTGTTCCCGGTTGGCACTACAACTGGGATAAGGATGACTGGCCTACCTACGTGAGCCAAAAGGAAGCTGACCACAACTGGTTAGTGCAACTACTCATGGGTGATAGCACCGATTGCATCGAAGGCATGAAGGGCATCGGCAAGGTAAAGGCAGAGAAACTAATTAAGAAGTATAAGAACCCAGAGCTGAGTGTCGCAGAGCAAGCCAAATATATTTATGAGAAGGAAGGTTTTTCTCTTGACCAGTATTACGCCTGTCTGAACACTGTCACCATCTGGAGGAAACCATTACCGGAAGCACTCCTAGATAACGAACTGATCACCGAAATAGTAAAAACCATACCAACCTTGGAATGATTAAAGAAACGATAGTCGTTTGGTTCTCCTGCGGGGCGGCATCTGCCGTTGCTGCAAAGAAGACTATCGAGAAGTATGGAGAAACCCATAACATTCGCATTGTCAATAACCCCATCAAAGAGGAACACGAAGACAATCAAAGGTTTCTGAAAGACTGTGAAAAATGGTTGGGCAAAACCATTGAATTTGCTACAAGCTCCAAGTATCCATCTCAGTCCTGTGTTGAGGTCTGGGAAAAAAGAAAGTATATGTCGGGTATTGCTGGCGCACCTTGCACCTTGGAGCTGAAGAAGAAGGCAAGACAAGAGTGGGAGGATCAAAACCCTCACGATCATATTGTCTTAGGCTTTACCGCAGAGGAGCAACATAGATACGATAGATTTAAGGAGTTTGAAAGGGATAACATTATGCCCATTCTGATAGATGAAAAGATTACCAAGGCTGACTGCTATCAGATTATCACAGAAGCTGGTATAAGACTCCCCAAGATTTACCACCTAGGGTATCCCAATGCCAACTGTATTGGTTGCGTGAAGGCTACGTCTGTTACCT